CTTCACCTCCTAAAGTAACGTCACCTCCAGAAGTAACTCTTAATCTTTTATTAGCGAAACCATTAGTAGAAAGAAATACTTCATTATTTCCTTCAGTTACTAAACCGAGGTACCCAGTACCCTCAGCTCTTATACCTAAAGAAGTACTATAAGTCATATTAAAATCTTTAAAATCAAATACTCCTTGTCCTGTAGCTATATTTAGTGTGTCTGATGGAGATGCTACGTTTATTCCTACTCTGTCATTAGATGTATCTACCTTTAATGTGTCTGTATCAACTGCCAAATCGCCTGATATTGTAGCTGAAGTTAAGGTACCAACACTTGTTAATGAAGAACCTACAACTGTAGAACCTAACGTTGTTTGATTCAAAACATTGTTACCGTTAATCCTAAATGATTTACCAGATGCAAGTTCAATGTGTTCTGATGCAGTCCAACTATCTGTAGAATCTATCCAGTTGAATGTTTTATCGGTGGTTCCTTTTAATGTAATACCTCCACCATCAGCCGTTACATCTGTAGGACTACTAACTACACCCATCTCAATGTTCTTGTCTTTAACACTGAGGGTTGTACTGTCGATTGTAGTTGTTGTTCCTTGTACCGTCAAATTAGCTGGTATTATAACATTCTGACTACTATCTATTGTGATTGCGTTTGTTCCACCTGTCATCAATACAAGTGTATCTGCACCCGTTCTAGACATACCAGTATCAGTGTCACCTACAAACCCATAATTTGCAATACCAGAACTTGGAGTCAAGTCCATCGAAGGACCTCCAGATTGTTCCGAAAATAATGTACCCGAATCTAAGTGTAATCGAGGAAGATTTGCTATATGAAAATCCATCCTGTTTGGTGAAGAAGAAGTGTTGACATCTATAAACTCGTCATCTCCTAAATATAGTTTATTATCTGGAGTTATTTTTAAATTACCAGCAACTTCAACGTCTAAATTATCTTTGAATCTTATAACTTCAAGACCATCGTACTGATTAAATATGATATCTTTACCATTTATAAGAGGTTGAAATACTACATTACTACTTGAAGTAGTTATTTTATGTGACATACTGTCATTAACTCTAAACTTTATTTGATTATCTGTACCAAAGTCTATGTAGTTATGTGTATCTCTACCAATATATCCACTGATTGATTGATTACCTGTTAATGCTAAAGTCGAACCATCGAATGTCAAGTTAGCTTCGGTTGTTACTGTACCATCAGCATCATCTGTAATAAGTCTGTTAGCACCGCCTCCGAACCCTACTTCTGTTAAATCTAAAGTCACTGCATCCGCAGACACATCTAATCCTGTGCCTACACCTACAGCTAATGTAACTGCCCCTGAATTACCACCGCCCGTTAATCCATCACCTGCGGTAACTCCAGTAATATCTCCAGATGTAAGAGATGACAAATCTACAGTCCTTTGTGGTTGACTGTCAGATTGATTTAATTGTAATTCAGTGCCACTTAAATTTAAACTAGTTACATTAGAGCCTCCTGAGACTCCTGACTGTATTTTTGCTTTACCGTGTGGTAGTATTTTTCGTGATAGTGGCATTATAATATACCTACGCTGAGTAGGTTAAAAAAGATTGTGGGGGTTTTTATACAGACCCCCAACTGTAAACCATACTCCGAAGAGTTGATTATCTAGATATCTAATTGTAGAAAATTACACCAGTTTCTGGTTTTGTAATCTTCAATCCATATCTCATTGACATATAGGAACCGACGATTCCGAACCCGGGGGTTGCTTCCTCGACAGTCATTCCGCGTCTTTCTACGTAAGCCATTGGCTTAACTGACAAATCAAACACACCGTATCTGGTAGGTGGGACGTATGCATTGACAAAAATGTTCAATCCATATAGTTGACCAACTAGTCCAGTGTTTGCTGTGCCTTCTAGCCTGTCTGGGAAAGCTCCTCCGCGAATTGGAGAGTTAGCTGCTCCCTGTTGTGCTGTGAAATCAGCAAGGTCCAATAAAGACTTGTAGTGCTTTGGTGAAATGACGATTGTATCTGCGTTGTAACCGCGTGAACCAATTAGCTCAATAGCTTGTGTTAATTCAGATAGAGTTACAGCGCTGTCGGTTGCTGCTTCAACATAGTGACTTCTTGCGATGTCAGCGGTTGTAGTTAGACCGTAGTCGACGTATCGTCCATCTCCAGCTGCTGCTTGAGCTGCTGTTCCACTACCTAAGAAACCACCGTATAGTACGTTGTCGAAGTCGTTGACTCCGGGACTTCCTACTTCAGCGGTGCCTTTGACAATATCTTCGAAAGTACCTGAGTTGTTCCTACCAGTTAGTAAGTCTGCATCTCCGATACCCATCAAAGCGTAAACAACGTGTTTAGACATATGTCTGTCAACTGCTCTTCGTGCTTCGTTTAATGCAAGTTCAACTTCGTTGAATCTTGAGTCTTCTATCATTCTGCGGGTTACACCTACTGCAATACCCCACTCTCTGACTGCTACTCTCTCGGAGCGCATCTTTGTGTGTTGGTATTTTGGGGTGCTTCCTTCATCTATCCTTTCCATATTCATAGAAGGCATAGCGAATGTTAAGTCTATATCTCCACCAGTGTCGGTTGTCATTGTTTCTGTGAACAATTGAAGGGCTGGAATGTCAGTTGTTTTGTAATCCTGTAGAGCATCTTTATAATCTACTAATACTCTCTCTCCAGTTCCTCCAGTTGCTGCGAATGCACCAACATTGTTGGACGTTAATATTCCTTCTTTTGATGTTACCATATTTATTCACCTCTTTAGAAAATGAGTGCTTTACAAACGTTGCCGCTAGCTGCCTCCAAAGCTACTCCTATAGCTGTATCTGCTGCTAGTTTCTTTGCGAACTTTCCAGCTCCGTTAACAGTTAGTAACATACCTTGCGATACGGTACCTGCTGTGTTAACATTCAATACAACTCCCTTCCCAGTAATAACATTAGCCATATTTTCTAATCCGGATGCAGCTGTCAAAGCTACACCTGCGATTGCTGAACCGCTGGTTGCTGATGGTTTGACTTTTCCATTGGTGTGTATGTCCAATGGGTCTCCAGCAGCTACGGTAGCGTGGATTAAAAATGGTAATATTCTTGCTGGTGCGCCACCATCATTAACTAATATTTCTGTTGCCATATTTAATTACTTCCTTATTTATTTCCTGTTCAAACGGATTCTTCCGTCTACCATAGAGAACATTCTCTCTACTTCAGGTTCGGCTTCTACAGCCTTTTCTTCAGAATCCTTTGCGATTCCCTTACCGAAGGTTTTTTCTGTTTCGGCAGGTTCTGGCATTGATTCTAATGCTTCAAAGAAACCTGTTAATTTGTTGTCTTCCCAGCCGAATAGTTCTTCAGTACGGGCATCCTTGGACTCATCTTGGAGTTTACCAAATAGAATTTCTTTTTTAACGACATTGTTTACTAAAGCTTCTTTAATTTTCTTAGCTTCAGCTGCTTTCCTGTCTTCTTCTCTTTTGTTAAACTCTTCGATAGAATTCAAAGCATCTTTGTACTTCTGCTCCAATTCGGAGTGGTTAGATGTCAAATCTTCAAGTTGTTTCTTAACTGAAGCAAACTCTCTCTCTGTTATCTTTTCAGAATCTGTTTTTACAACTTCCTCACTCATATTATCGACCTCTTTGTCTTCACCGTCGTGGTCACAACCACACGAATTTTCGTCGTGTCCTCCACAACCACAATCATCCTTGGTTGCGAATTCTTTTTCTGATACGTGTGTTGCACATTCCGTGTCAATCGTACATTCCCCACAGACGGGCGTTGCAATCTCGTTGTCTATAAACGAGACCTCTACCGGTCGGATATTTGTCGCGTACGAATCGCCCATAACGTCAACATCTTTTGAAAACCAATCGACACTGACATTAGTAATATCCCCGTCTTCCACTTTCTGTATCACTTCTTTCATTCTGGCAGTTGGTTCGTAAATTTGAGCCAACATAGATATTGCTACCTTACCATCTTCCATCTCTTCAATCTCAGGGTTAATAGCCTTCCCAAGTAAATCCTCGGGAGTCCTTTGATGAGTATAATATATTGGTAGTTCATTGAACTTTTCCAAACTTTCTTTTAGCATATTAGGTTCTATAAATACAGTCTGCTCCTCTCCTTCTACTTCATAGTCGTGACGACCTGAAGTTAAAGCACGAACTGGGAACTCCCACATATCTTCTTTCTCCTTTTTAGATACGTTAAGAGCTTCTTTATCAAATTCAAAATTCATAGCAAATGTTCTTTGGGTCTCATTCGATTTAGAAACTCCGAATTCCTTTTCTTCACCATTGTTATCTGCCCACATAGAGCACATATTCTGAGCTACAGTCTCTGCATTTTTCACACCTTTTTTATTAAGGGTTGGTTTTAATCCTATTACACATTTTTCGTAAGCATTCACGCTACTACCTCCACAACCTCTTCTTCAGTGCGTTTCCCTGTCTGGTTTTTAGATAATCTCTGTTCTGTTCTTTGAGACTCTTCTATTTTGTCTTGGTCTTTTCCACCAGAAATATTTACTTCAGCAGCAGTAGGTTGTCTTTCTACTACACCTTCAGCATCTAAACCTCTTTCCTTTCTAACTTCACTAGGTGCCAAGACACCTTCAGATAGATAAATCATATCAGTTTTTGCTTTGGTGAATGCATCATCAACATTTAGATGCCTGAAGATAAATTTAACATCATCTCCAAATTGTGGCATAAGTTGTGAATTGATAGCAGATTCTACCGCTTTCTGTAAATATTTAACGTAAGGTTCAAAAACCGGGCGTGCTTGCTCCGGTGCAGTGAACATAGTTCGTGGTACTTTAAGAGCTATATGTATTTTATCTAGTATATCATCTGTATACTTACCATATTCAAATGCTCTGTTTGTACCTTCTATTTCTTTTATTTCTATATCATTACCGTGAATTATATCTTCACCGGGTTCTAAAGAATTAAACGCATCAACAATTTCATTAATCTTATCAGGACCATAGGGCATATCAGGCAACCCGCAGGAAATGTCGAAACGTGATACCGCATATTTATTCAGAGCTGCTCCAATATCTCGCTCTGCATAATCTTTTAGGTCTACTAAGTATAAAATAGTATGTATGTCTGATAGACCATATGCGTAGTCATCAAATGGATTATTTTGCAATTCTATAACTTCATCAGGGTCGAAACGAACGTCTTCTTTCTCATCACCTATGTTTTGATAATAATACATCAATTGTCCGTGTTCATTTCTTTTGACATACATATTTTGTGAAGAACGAAGAACTAGGTTGTCTCCAGTCCATTCTAAATAACCTGAACCAAAGATTCGAGCATTGCGTAGCCAACCATAGATTGTCATATCAATGTTGATATCAAGAAACATTTTCGTTATCTCTTCTCTCAAATCCTCGTCTTCTGTAACAATATCATAACCATCCTTAACTGCGTATAAACAAGGAAGGTCAATTAAAGAACGTACAATTGGGTCTGACAGGTATACATTCATATAAGTTCTGTTATCACCTATATGTTGTTCATAATTCCTGTTACCATAATTATTGGTAAGTTTTAATCTCCTAATTACACCTGCGCCGTAACCACGTGGTTCATCCTCTGGAGTATTAGGATTTGAACCCACCGTAGCAAAAACGCGGCGTATTCTGTCGGCTAGACCCATTTGCTATCACAATATATAAAGTTTCGCTAATATATAAAATTTTGCTTATAAACCACGCATATAACGCTTTTTTATTGCTGGACGGCGTCTTCCGCTAGTAGTTATACCGCCCCCGCCATACCTACCTATTGGTTTCTTAGTACCGCGTTTTCTAACGTTTACTGTACCTAACATACTATCTGCTGGTAACATAGATAAAGCAGCGTGTATACCTAACACACTACTATCACAATAATCATCGTGTTTACCAGAAGGTGCCATTATTTTTTCTGTTTTCTGTGTGTTATCCATAACATATTCTAAATCTACGTGTTCTCGATACCATTTCCACATTAGTTTTTTGGCGTTTCCTTCTTGTCTCTCCACATCAGGTACTTTGATAAGGCCCTGTTGCACAAAAGATACAAAATCCCTATAAGCATATGTTTTACTACCTTTAGCTCCACCAGTAAATACGAACGGTATGAAATGTATACTCAAAGGTATACAAGCCATTCTTATTTCTTGCTCGATAGCACCCCCAATACCTGTAGCGTCGATAATAACGCGAGCCGCACTAAAAGCAACAGCGACATCCATAATACGCTCTCTTTGATAAGGTATGTCGTGCCCCCCTGACTTAGGTCCGATTTCTTCCAAATATAATAATCGTGCAAAATTGTTATCAGGTCCTTTTTCTGTCCTCCATACACTAATAACAGTGCTATTAACAGATTTACCAATGTCAACAGCCACAGTGTTATTAGTATCACCTTTTCCTGTTTCTCCAATTGTTTCGGGGGTAAGAAGTTCATAGTCATCAAAGCACGCTCGTAATCCAGTTGGTGTAAATACATTAGATATACTTTCCACAAATTCACATTCATATTCTGTTTTCCAGTGTAAGGAGTCTTCTCCCCATTCTAACATTTTATTCAACATATCCTCTTCGTCATACGGTGGGCTGTAAGCCTCTCCTTTTATGACTGCATCTTTCCAAGTAAAGTGCAAACGAGTGAAAGTATCTGCGTACCCCTCATCAAATAAATATCGATACATATGATTCTCCTTTGTCTTAGGTGTACCGAGATTGATAAACGGTGCTTTGTTTGCGACTATCGCTGGCTCTACATTGTCGATGAACAACTCATCTGATATTAAAGGTGACTCGTCGACTATTAAAAGTGTTGGGTGCTGCCCACGAATGGATTGACCCTGATTGGAGGGCGCCACCGGCGCCCGACGCAAGATTGTACCGCCTTTCATTTTGATGTGCGGTTTGTTATGTAGTTTGTAATTATCTACTAAAGAATCTAAAAATGTATTATCTTTAAAATGTCTGTACACATAATTAAAAATCAGGGCGCACTGGTCTTCTGTAGGTGCTAAAACGAACACAAGGTCTCTAAATCTCTTAAAAAACATATAAATTACTACTGCAATTGACAAAGCCCACGATTTTCCACTACCTCTTGGAGCTAATATAGCCAATTTACGGTGTTTTTCAGGATTTCCATCAGGATATGTCAAAGATTCTACAATAATCTTCATTTGTAATGGTCTAACACGTAAGGGACGTTGTTTTGCGTCTAAAAGGTATGTTTCGCAGAAAGTTCGCACTAACTTTTCCATTTTCTTTGGATGTTTGCGTATTTCTTCAAAAAACTTCTCTAAATTTTGAGAATCAAACCGATTCTTCCCCGATAGAGCTGCTTTCATTTCCTTCTGGTTCTTCACTGGTAACATCTTCTTCTAAATCTCCTAAAAAATTCATAAAATTCTCAGTTTTTTGTTCTACCAAAGTAGGTATTTCAATATTAAGAGCACGAAACTCAGTATGAATATCCCTAACAATTTGGTTGCGTTGTCGCAATAACTCTGTTCGAGCGTCAACATCCCGAATAGATACAAGAATTTCTTCCCAAAGCAGGTCTTCAATTGTAAGATTCCGTGCCAGAAGTCGTACAAGTTCTTTATGACGTTCATATTCTCCTTCTCCAACACGTTGTCTCAAACGGTTTTCGTAGTCTTTAACCTTTTCTTCTACCATTTGACTTTATCAGCCCAATACGCTGCACTCATTTTCCCTTTCTTTATGTTCTTTGCGTGACGTGCTTTGAAAGATTTACGTTTTGCTTTCATTCTTGCTGATTCACCTTTCTTTGGTGCACCTGCGGTTCCTTTCAAAGTGCCCACTCTTTTACCCTGTTGCCCAAATCTAATAAGTTTTATCTTACTTCCTTCTTTGGCAACAACAACGTGTGATTTTTTAGGGTGATTAGGAGTTCTTTTAGGTTTATTATATCCACTAACTCCCGCTCTTGCTAATCGTGGGTCTTTCTTTTTCTTTTTAGGTGCCATTACTTACCTACTTTTTTCATCGCATTTTTATGTGCTTTAGAAAAAGTTGTGCCTCTTTTCATAGAGTTTACCATAAATTGCATATGCTTTTTAGTATGGTGAACTGAGTGTCTTTTAAGGGTATCTTGTTGTCTTTTTGTTAGTTTAGAAACGTCAACACCCTTGACTTTTTTAACTGCCATACTAATATCTCCTTACGGCTTTCTTTCTTGGCATCTTCTTTTTCATAGGTTTTTTACCTTTCTTCATCGGTTTTCTTTTGTATACTACCATTATCTCGCCCTCCTTACTGCTTTTCTTACTTTTTTAGAGTATTTAGCTCGACTACCAACGCCACCTGCTTTACGTTTCTTTCGATTCGTAGCTGCTTTCTGACTTTTGGTTAATCCTTTTCTAACACTCTTAGGTAAGTAACGTCCTCTTTTTGATTTGGGTTTCTTTTCGTCACCCTTAGTAACATATCCCCAGTCTTGACTGGTCCACTTTTTTAATGACTTCTGTGATTTTTTCATCCGAGAAGCCATTACTTCTTTCTCCTGTTTCTTAAAGCTCTAAAATCGGCCCCGGTTATTTTATTGCGGGGTGGTGCTAGACTTGCAATTTTCTTTTGCTTAGGTGTTAGCTCTTTACCGTTTTTATCAACTTTAACTTTTTTACCTGACATCTTATATCTATGATTTGGTGTGTGTGGCATTATTTGTAACCTCCTCCTTTTTTCTTATATTCTCTAGCTAACATCTGAGCTTTTCGAGCAGACCATTGTCCGGGTGCTCCACCTTTACTACCGGCTTTGATTCTTAAAAATAATCTTCTTCTCATACTAGGCATAGTATAGTTACCTGCCTCGTTGACTCTAGATTTACTCTTCTTCTTCGGCGCCATCGGTATCAACTTCATCATCTAAACATTTAGCCATCAAGACTTCTAATAGTTCGTGAAGTCCTTCGACTTGCTTTGCTAGTTCTACTAATTCAAAATCGTTCATTTTTTCCCCTTCGTTTTCTTTGCAGCTTTTTTCTTAGCTGGTGCTTTAGCTTTTGGCTTTGCCACTGGTTTTGCTGATTCAAGATTCTTAGATACTTGTTCACCTAAGGAGGTGTCTGTAATTTCTCTTGCGCAGCAAGGCCAGTGATGTACTCTTGTAAAATCTTCAAGTGGAGTTTCTCGTCCACACATAGTATATTCACATTTGACCATATTAGTCACCAATTTTAATTATGCGATTGCAACATATAAATGTTTCGGTCATTTCTTCAACTGCATTTTATGTTGTTGTTCTTGTTCTTTAGCTTCAATCATTTGTGCTTGCTCTTGAGCCTTTGCATTGTAATCTATAACTGACTGTGCTTTCATTTTGTAAAATGCTGTTTTCTCTGCTTGTTCTTGTTTCCAAACATCTAGAGCATCTTTGATAATTAGAAGGGCTGGCCCACCTAATATAGCTATCAAAGTTGTATATCCTTCGATTTGTTCAAGAACAGAATCGTCTTGCAATCCGCTGTGTATAACGAAACCTGCAAAACCAACCCAGAGTAAAACTAAAGGCACTGCTATCATAAACATAAATATGTCGTTAAATGTAATCGACTCTCCTTTCTCCTTACTCATCTCTTTAATCCTCCTTTTTGGCTGTTCTTTAATCTTCTTCACTTCTATAACTTTTTTTGGGAACGTTGGAAGTTGTTTTCTCACAAGTGCATAGGTTATCGCTAGTACAATAATCACACCCGCTAAAGCAGAAACACCCGCTAACATTTCCAATATTGTTATCAACCATTTCATCCCTCCTCACCTACAAAATCTTCATATGTGCTTTCCTTTATCATTGCCTTCACATCATCCAATTCTGCGATAATTTTTCCTAACATATTTGTTAAGACCAACATCTGTTCGGCCTTCATTTTTCCCCCGGTGCCCACTTTCGACCCATACATTTTATTTCGTCAAGATAATATATAAAGGTTTGTCAATAAAGATACTATAGCTCTATTAAGCATATACTATATAGCATAGATGCTATAAACATATGCTGGCCAAATAATTACTTAGATAACTTTATATAGCTCTAATGCCTAAATATTTTATGACTAAAATAGAAAACACGCCATCTGGCGCATCTTTTACCGTAACTATCGGTAATGAAAACACAACTGAAGTTGAGGTTGACGATTGGACTCCGAGTAACTTACCGTTATCGCCTTCGAAAATCAACACCTTCCTTCAGTGCCCCCGAAATTTTTACCATAGGTATATCGAGAAACTACCTGACAAGTTAACGTTACACCTTTTTCGGGGTACCATAGTGCACGATATATTGGAAAGAATATTTGACCAAGAGTACAAGTATCCTAGTCAATGGAGAAACGGGGAGCCCCAAGAATGGGCTATCCTAGAATTTCGTAAACAGTGGGAGGCACGTAAAGAAAAAATGCCTTGGTTATTTCAAGACCCAAAGATTGACGCAGATGTGATGGAACGCGAGACAATTGATTTACTTGTAAACTTTTGTCACCGTATCGAAAAGAAACTGTATGAACTAGTTGATTGGAAAGTCGCTAGGTCAAAGGATATGGCGTTGAAACAACTCCGTCCACACTTTGCCGAAATGCGTATACACAACAAAAACTTGTCTATCCGCGGTATTGTGGATGTAGTCGCAAAAGATTTTGAGGGTAATATCTCGATTGTAGACTACAAAACTAGTAAAAGGTACGGACATTGGCTCCCCGAAGAATATTATCGGCAACTAATCATATACGCACTGATGTATTATGAAGAAACCGGCGTTGTACCAAAGTTTGCAGGTATCGACTGGTTGCGATATGACGACATAATGTTCGTGGCAATCAATGATGAAAACCTCCGAGAAGCGCGGGAGCTTATCAAAGGCATACACAACGAAATTAAAAAAAGGGGGGACGACGTTGAGCAGTATGAAATGGTGCCCCAAACTCTTTGTAGGTGGTGTGCCTTTTATAAAAAGCCCTGTAAACCAAAAGGTATATATAGCAAGAAAAAGTAATATAAGTACGGACTCTGAATGGGTGTCGGATAAGGCACCAAAGAGTCCAACCTCGAGGTAGAAAAATGAATAATACAACAGCAGACAATAACTCAACTGCAACTAATGAAACTGCCGGTAACGTAA